CATTCGACAAAACGTAAAACGTGAAACGCAAAGGAAAAGATAATGTTAGAATATATATCAGACGGCGGCTCCGGTGGCGGAGATCGCACACCGATCTTGAAATTCTCAGCAAAGGACGGCAGCTTTATTGCAGTCGAGAGAGTGCAGATTGACGGGCAGTGGACAAATCAGGACAACGAGCTGACCCCTCCAATCAAGGTTGCGATGGATTTGGAAAAGCTGGAGGTGGGTTATATAGCCTTTATGCCTGCGCCAGATTTTCGTATGGTTTTGGTGGGTGAGCGCCCACCTGAAAAGCCAAGTGATGTTGGCGCTGACGGAAAGCCCATGCACAAATGGGGTTTCAGGGTGACGCTCACAAACAAGGACGTTGGCTTGCGTGAGCTAAGTAGCAGCTCAAAGAATGTGTATGTTGCAATGCAGACGCTGTACGCTCAATATGTAGCGGGTAAGGACGAAAACGCTGGCAAAGTGCCAATCGTGGAAATCAGTGGAACTGAGCGAAAGGTGCAGACACTGAGCGACGGGCAACAGCAGACGTGGCGAGTGCCACAGTGGGCTGTAGTAGGCTGGACAGATCGTCCTGCGGCATTAGGTGGTGCGGCAGCATCACCGGCAGAACCCGCAGCAGCGTCAGTTGCGCCGCCAGTAGCCGTTGATCCTCCAGCGTCTACGTCGGAAGGCAGCGACTTGTTCGTTTAAGCGGTAGGCGGGCGGCACTTTGTCCCTTGGGTGTCGCCCGTCGTTTTTGAGGGACAAGAGGGATAGAGGGTTACGATATGACAAATATAGCGGCACATGCCGAGGCGGTAGCAACCGCATATTGGGGAGAGCCAGCGGTCCGGCGGGGTCACATACTGCGCTGGGGGACGCACGGCTCAAAAGAACTTGACCTTCGCAAAGGCACTTGGTTCGACTTTGAAAACAACGAGGGCGGCGGGGTTATCGATCTGGTGCGGGCGCATGAAAGCACGTCTATGCTTGGCACAATACCGGAGATACTGGAGCGCAAGTTTGGCATCCAGCGACAGAGCCAGCAGACACTGACGCCCGCACGCTTTATGAGCGCGGTGTATGACTACGTCGACGATCAGGGCGAGGTGGTCTATCAGGTGCGCCGGTTTGAGCCTAAGACGTTTCGTCAGGTCAGGCCGGACGGTAAGGGCGGCTGGATACATAACATGGACGGTGTAATGCCGGTCCCGTACCGGCTCGACCGTATGATACTCAACCCAGAAGCGCCGGTCTTTATTGTGGAGGGTGAGAAGGCCGCAAACCGGCTAATCAAGGAGGGACTGGTTGCCACCACCAATCACGGCGGGGCAAAGAACTGGAAGCCAGATCTTAACAAGTGGTTTGCCGGTAAGAGTGTCGTGGTTCTGCCAGATGCAGACGATGCCGGAGCCGCGCACGCTGAAGTCGTGATCGCCAATATATTTGAGACAGCCAAGCAGGTGAAGCGCGTGGATCTGTCGGGCCTGCCGGAAAAGGGCGACGTGGTCGACTATCTGGATAACCGCAGTGTCAAGGACATGCTGGCAGAGGTCAAGGCAGCGCCGGTCATTGCCGCAGCTCCAGTTGATGCGCCGGAGCCGGAGGTAAGCGACGGGCTTGACTACTTCGATTTTGTCGGTGCCGAGTACATCCGAAACATGCCGCCGATAGAGTGGACGATAGGCGAGGGGGATAAGGGCATCATCACGCAGCATGGCCTGACTGTGATGTATGGCGCACCAGGCGCCGGTAAGTCGTTTATCGCCCTCGACATGGCGCTGTCGATTGCAAACGGCGTCCCGTGGCAGGGTATGGCAACCAAGAAGGGCAAGGTGCTTTACATAGCCGGTGAGGGCGTTGGCGGCCTTGGCAAGCGCCTCAATGCGTGGGAGGCACACAACAAGGTGCGCGATAACAAGAACCTTCACGTTTTGCCTATCGCCGTGAATTTTCGTGAACAGGCAGACGTGGAAAAGCTGATGCGTTCAATCGACAAGGCTGGCACGGGCTGGTCGGTCGTGTTCTGCGATACCGTCGCCAGATCACTCGTCGGGGCAGACGAGAACAGTGCCACCGAGCTTGGCCTGTGGGTTTCTGCGGCGGATAGTATCAAGGCACACTGCGGTTGCGCGTTTATCGGGGTGCATCATAGCGGCAAGGACAGTACACGCGGTATGCGCGGCTCCAGCGCCCTTCTGGGGGCTGTTGATACGTCGCTGGTGGTCAGCAAGGACGAGAACCTCGTTTACATGCGTTGCGAGAAACAGAAGGACGCAGAGCCAGCAGATGAGCAGGTGTTTGAGATGACCGAGGTTGCACTAATAGAGGGAACGTCGGTTGTGTTGTCACGGGTCGACGGCGAACAGCCGGTCAAAAAGAAGAAGGCAAAGGGGCTTTCAGTTAATCAGCAGATCGCTCTGGAGGCGCTCAGAAACGTCATAATCGATAGCGGGAACAAGGTCGTTGCGGCGTCATTATGGCATGAGGAACACAGGCAAAAATGCCCAGATTTGGACCGCCGGAGGGCCGGAGACGCCAGACACGGGCTAATTGAGCTTGGTTTGGTTGCGGCGGACAAAAACAAGGTATGGCTTATTAATGATAACAAGTAGTTATCGAAAAATGTCCGGTGTCCGGCGGACAGTGTCCGGTCAAAGCGGACGGTGTCCGTCCTGTCCGGTTTTTACTAGGAACCGGACGGACATCCGGACGGACGGACGGACGGGCTAAAATGGAGGACAGAAATGGCAGTTAAAAAGGGTCGAGGTAAGCCGAAGCCAAACAAGGTTTACCATGCGCCAAGCAATGGGGCGATGAGACGGATGCAACAGAGCCTGCATAGGTATGATGACAGGGTTTCTCAGGTTGAGCAGAAGTGGGGTGTGGACAGGTTGGTGTGGTTGGTGCCAACGGAGCTGCGGAATAGATTTGAGCAGCAAATGGACAGGCTCAATGCGGCTATCGATAAAATGCAGGATGTGGAGCATCAGGTTGAGGTGACGCTAAAGGGTGTCGCCGCATTAGAGAAAGCGGCAGTCGAAGCCGGTGCCGAACCGCTAAAGGGGGAGTGGATAGAGGGCAACATGCCGGACGGTCGGGTGTTAGCAATCGTGCCGACAGATTACGAGGTGAGCAAGGTAAAGCGAGACAATCGTGAAATGGTGGTTTACTCTGTCAATGAGATTGGTCGGATCTTGGAGGACTGGGAGGCCAGCAAGCCGGTTGAAGAGGTGAAGCATGTGTTTGAGGGTGCGGTAGTGGAAAAGATACGCACACCAATTGAGGAGGAGTTGAATGACGAGATCCCCTTCTGACATTGTCGAGCGTGACGACATACTCAAGGATCGTGAGTATTTGCTGATTGGTACGTCGACGTGGATTGACGTGAGAACGCTGACCGTGAACGTGCAGCGGGTAGAGGGTGGATTGAAGATAGACATATGGCCGAGAGAACTGTTGCGCGGCTATGAGCCTATCGCTAGTGTTGAGGTGCCGTTTAGTCAGGGAGCGTCGGAGGCGATAGATGATTGAGGCAGGCGACGGAAGCTGGCAAAGGCTGCTTGAGCAGGACAGGTGTCCGAAGTGTAAGAGCCTAATGACCAAGCTGATGGATGGTGACGTGATGGTCAGGCGTGAGTGCTTGGTTTGTAATTTAACAATCAATGAGGGCGTAGAGGATAAAAATGAACAGGGTTGAAGTATTAGACGACGCGAAACAAAAGGTATCAGTTGAGCGTGCAAGCCAACACGGCGACATGGAAAACAATTTTACGACCATTGCTGATTATTGGTCGGTGCATCTGAACGTGATGGTAACTCCAGAGGACGTGGCCGTGATGATGACGTTGTTGAAGATTGCACGCATCAAGTCCAATGCTGACAATGAGGATAACTGGGTTGATGGTTGCGGGTATCTGGCCTGCGGCGGTGAGCTGATGGACAGAGATGGGTGACGTTGTCAACATAAGAGACAGGCATTTTGTGCAGTTTTTTACTGAGCCGGTAGACTGTGATTGGTGTGGACAAGAAACGCACGGTTATGTGTTTGAGAGAATGCAGTCTATCGTTTGCTCTAAGTGCAGGCAGCCTTTACTGGTGATTGATGACAGAGAGAAAATGATTGTGACTTTGGATGATGGGACAGAGATGGAGTTTGACGATGAGTGCTAGGCTACCTGATGAGGTGTGGGTCGAGTTCTTATCCCGTGTTACGGCGGGACGCGCTGGTCAGTCAGTGTGCAGGGATAAGGACATGCCAGCTTGGGGGACAGCGTGGAATAAAATACATAACGATAAGGATTTTGAGCGCAAATATATGAACGCATTGGCGTCTCGCGGCATGTTATATGCTGATCAATTGGATGAGATAAACAGGCGTGTGCTTAGTGGTGAGATTGACCCGCAAGCTGCCAGACTTGTGTCTGACAATTTCAAGTGGACTGCGGCTAGACTGTTGCCAAAGGTATACGGAGACAAGCAACAAGTGGACGTGACGCATGAGGCCGGAAGTTCGTATCTTGATTTGCTACAGAAAGTAAATAGTGCAGCGCAGCTAAAGCACGCAGATGTGGTGGAGCATAAGGAAAACACAAGTGATGAACTACGCGCACGCGCGACCAAAGTTAACCAGATTTCAGTTAACTCTGATCTGCCTAATAAACAGGCAAATAAGCGCAATAAGGGCAAAAAGTTATCCACAGGCAACTAAGTGATTGATTTTACACAATACCGTTTGCGCATAATGGACGTTATGCGACATTTATGGCAAAAGCGTACAAAGTTAACCAAAAATCGGTTAACCCCCCCCGTCGCTCGCGGGCGCGGGGGCGGCGATAAAAAAATATACCCCTTACACACCCCTTTGGAGGTAACGCATGAACGAAACCCAAGCCACCGTCGAGGCCATAGCCGCCCTACGGGCAGATCCGACGTTATTTGTGGAGCAGGTACTGGGCGCAACCCCGCAGGCGTGGCAGGCCAAGGCACTCGTCGCAATAGCCAGTAACGACCGCGTCGCTATTAAGTCGGGCCACGGTGTCGGCAAAACGGCATTTGAGAGCTGGGTCGTGCTGTGGTGGTTAATGACGCACTATCCCTGCAAGGTGGCCGTGACGGCAAACTCAGCCCACCAGTTGTCGGACGTTCTGTGGACGGAGATAGACCGCTGGGCGCGGAACATGCCGCCCGCGTTCAAGGATTTGCTGGAGTTCAAGTCGGACAAGATTGCCCTGAAGGGTGCGCCTGACAGTTTCGCCGTGGCTCGTACCAGCCGCAGGGAAAACCCAGAGAGCTTGGCGGGCTTTCACTCGCCGCACATGCTGTTTGTGGTCGAGGAGGCGTCTGGGGTGCCAAATGTGATTTTTGAGACGGCGTCTGGTGCGTTATCTACCCCTGGTGCGAAGATTATTATGTGCGGTAACCCCACCCGCTCGGATGGGTACTTTTACGACGCATTCCACAGCGACCGAGATAAGTGGCACTGCGTGACCGTGTCCTGCGATGAGGGCGAGTATGTGGACCCCAAGTTTATTGAGGAGATGGCGGCGAAGTATGGCAGCGAAAGCAACGTTTTTAAAGTGCGTGTTTTGGGTGAGTTCCCGACGCAATCCGACGACGTGCTTTTGCCGCTGCATCTGGTCGAGGATGCGGTGACGAGGGACGTTGAGGCCGGTCCCACTACTCCGGTCATATGGGGTCTTGATGTTGCGCGTTTTGGCTCGGATAGGTCCGCTCTGGCGAAGCGTCAGGGCAATGTGTTAATTGAGCCAATCAAGACTTGGCAGAATAAGGATCTGATGGAGCTGTCGGGAATTGTGCTTTCCGAGTACGACGCGGTGCCTTATTCGATGCGTCCGCAGGCTATCTATATTGACGCCATTGGCCTTGGCGCGGGGCTGGCTGACCGGCTGAGGGAGCTGGACATGCCCGCCGTTGGCATATCTGTGTCGGAAACTGCGTCTTTGAAGAACAAGTTTAACCGCCTGCGCGACGAGCTGTTTTGGTCGGCGCGGGAGTGGTTTGAGGCGCGTGACGTCAAGATACCATCCGACGACACGTTGATTGCCGAGCTTACTGGCATTCGTTATAAATATTTATCGACGGGAAAGCTGAAGGTCGAGAGCAAGGACGAGATGAAGCGGCGCGGCCAGAGGTCGCCGGACGTGGCGGATGCTTTTGTCCTGAGCTTCGCGCAGCAAGGTGCGCTTGCCGGAGGCTACTCAAGAGGTTATAATCACAATCGCAGTTTGAAACCTAAAACGAATTGGGTGGTTTGATGGGACTTCTGGATAGCCTTTACGGGCAGGGCGATTATGCCAATTCTGGCATGATATTGCCTTTCGCGATCACGCCCGAAGGTGAGCGTGTCTTGTCTTTCCCTGCCCCTGTTCAGGCTGCCGCCCGCACCGTTGGTCGCGCTATGGGCGATCTGCCTCTTGAAATTGACCCAGAAACTGGCCTGCCAGCCGAAAACGTGCTTATGGATGCGGCTGACTTGGCTGGCGCATTTACTGGCGCTGGCTTGCTTGCCAAGCGCCCCGCTGGGTCGATTGGTATGGGTGGGCGGGAAGACGTCAGCGACACACTGTTGATGCAACAGCCTAAAAAGCGCCCGAAGATACGACAGATGCCGGAGGCGGAACAGAATTTATACGAGGCCGCCGCTGCGTTTCAACTTCCGCGTGAAGTAGGCGAGGGGCTGCTTTTGCCTCGGCGTGCGTATGAGTATGGTGCAAGAACCGCTGACGCTGGTGACCAAGGTTTGCTTGTAGACCCCGGTTTTCAAAACCTGAGCCGCGACATGCCTGACCTTAGCGGAACGGTTGTGCGTGACCTTGGCACACTAGCCCGAAGCCCTGACCTAGACATACAGAGCCTGATCGGACGCACCGCAAAATTGATGCCCGGTGATATGACAATGGCCGGTAAAAAAATTACGCATGTGCAGGGTGTAAAGTTGAAAAAACCCGTGCGTATGACCGGCGGAAAAGACTTTTCGTCTGAAAAATTATCGCGTGAGCTTGGTATTGTTTGGGCGTCTGACCCCGCTGTCATTTCTGGTTATGCGAAGCAGGCTCGCCAAACGCCCGGTCTTTTAGGAATATACACGTCGATGGGCGGACGTGGTAGCGACTTCTCGCATCATGTGGCTGATGTTCTTGTTGACATGACAAAACAGGCAGCAAAATGGATACCAGAAAAAAAGATAGCTGACTTTGACGAGCAGGTTAGAAATTTAAAAGATACAAAAGAAAACCCTAAAACGGGTGAAAAAACAACGATAACACCGTTTAGTGATTTTCCCGGCATTACTAGCCCTAATATTGAAAAATACCTTTACTCAGCCGGTAAAGGTGCAGCTCGTAAAGCTGTTGCCGACACAATGGAGAAAAGCACATTTAGAGACAGCGGCTTCCCTGATGTTACCGCTGTTCGTATGGTTGTGTCTGACCCGCAAATGTCTAGCCGCGTAAACGATCCATCCGCTATGTTGGCACCAACTGGAGGTCGTGTTGTCGAGTTTGACGCCGACCCAATGTTGCCAATGTCTGGC